CGGCGTGGGCGGCGAGGAAATGAACCGAGCCGCCATCGCTCTCTCCCAGTCTCTTGCTATCGGTAAAATCCACGCCCAGGAGATGAACCAGTTCGCAAACGCCGGTATCCCTATTTGGCATTTGATGGCAGAGGCTACGGGTAAGAGCGAGGCCGAACTTCGCGATCTGGGGANNGAAGGTAANCTTATCTCTTCCGAAATTCTCCCTGCTCTAATCGAGGAGATGGAGAAGTTCGAGGGGATTTCGCATGACCTTGCCGAGANTGTNCCNCTNTACGCGTGGCAGAACGCTCTAGAGGTTTTCCGTAACGGTCTTGGTGACCTTATTCGGGGAACCAACCAGGACATGGAAGTCATCAACCCGGAACGCCCAGCCATGTGGGTGGCCCTTTTCAACGAGGTTGAGAGGGCTTTCCGGAATCTGCTTCCGTTTATCGGTAACGCCTTGGATGCCATTGTTCCTGCGCTAACCAAAATGCTCGAAGGGTTCAATAACTTCCTTGAGCGTATTAATGAGTCTGAGGGTGCGCAGGGGTTTGTGGCATCCATCGCAGGTATTGCTGCTGTTGCCGGCCCCGTGATGATCGCCATTGGCATGATTGGGCGCGCTATCGCGTCGGTTATCTCGGCTCTTCGCCTTCTTCCGGAAAGCGTTAAGAATCTAGACGAAACTATCGAAAAGATGATGCGTCTAGATGAGGTTATGGCGAAGACTGGGGAGACTTCCGAGGGTTTGTCGGAGCGTAAGCGGACTCTTCGCGAGCGTTTGAAGGCCGCCGCCGACTATATGGGTGGTTCGGCTGTTCGCGGTTGGGAAAAAGGGACTGCGGCAGCGGACAAACTGGGCAATACCATCAAAGACAAGCTAGGGAGTGCATGGAGCCACGTTACTGATGGTGCCTCCAAGGCTTTTAACGCTTTCTATAATGGGTTAGAGAAGACCGATAAGGCCCTCGAACGGACTGTGACCTCGATCCATAAACGGGTGTCTGACGGCTTTAAGAGTGTCAAGGAGAGCGTCGAAGCTACCGTTGGTCTGTATCAGATGGCTGGCGGTGGTGTTCGCGGACTTACTATGGCAACAGGAAGGCCCGTTGATAGGCTCCTCTACTCTCTCGATTATCGGAGGAAGGAGAGGGGAGCGCCCTCGGCCATGGATATGCGTTTGGTGCCGGGGTTGGCGGCTCTTNCTGGTGAGGCTGTGCGGGCTGGCGCGTCCGCTACAGGTAGAGGACTAGCGGCTGCCGGCCGTGCCACGGGCCGAGCCGTTCGTGAGGGCGTGGCAGCTACGGGTAGAGGATTGGCAGCTTTCGGCCGTGGCACAGTCCAGGTTATTCAGGCTGCCCCTGGTGCCATTGCTTCTGGTGCCGCTGCTGTCGGTCGCGGCGCAGTGCAAGCCGTCAAAGCTGCCCCCGGTGCCATTGTTTCTGGTACCAAGGCTGTTGGTCGTGGTGCTNTGGCGGTCGGCCGTGGAGCATTTGGTGCTATCGGCGCGGCCCTAAGCATGATCAACTCCCTGCTCGGCCCTGCCGTTCGGACCATGCAGAAAATTCTCGGTCCAGCCCTGGACGCGCTCGGCAAAGCCCTAGAGCCGCTAGCTCAAGCGTTCGCCTCAGCGCTTCTGCCCGCTTTGACGGTGGCTGTGACTGCACTAACCCCGGCCATTGTCGCTTTCACTCCTGTGATGGAGAAACTAGGAGAAATCCTAGGGCCGGTTATAGAAGTGTTGGCTACCGAGTTCGCTTCCGTGATGGAAGCCCTCGCACCCATCTTCATGGATCTTCTCGAAACCCTTGCCCCAGTTTTCCAGGAATTGGGGAGGTTTTTCGGGGAGGTTCTTAAGCAGGTCGCACCGATCATCGGGGAACTGCTAGTGGCGCTGATGCCACTGGTGCCGATCATTGCTGACGTTCTTCTTTCTGCCCTACAGGCCCTATTGCCGATCATCGTCCAAATCCTCGAATATATTACCCCCCTAGTTCCGGTTATCGGCGAATTTCTTAAGGCTGCTTTGGAGGCCGTGTGGCCACTATTCGAAGCGCTTTTTGAAGCACTGTCGCCGCTTCTGCCCGCGTTTGGGCAACTACTTCTAGCCCTCATGCCGCTGATCGAAGCACTGCTTCCGATCATCGAAATCGTGGCCATGCTTATCGGCCTGATTCTTGCGCTTATCGCTCCGATTCTCCAACTAGTTACCACCATTATCGTATGGTTTATCGGTAAGGCGCTAGCCCCCCTTATCGGGTGGCTCAGTGACGCGTTTTCCTGGATTGCCGACAAGCTAGGGCCAATATTCGAGTGGCTGAAGGACAAAATTAGTTGGGCTACCGACAAGATCACCGATAAGCTCGGCGATCTCAAGAAATGGTGGAATAACACGTGGGATGCCATTGGTAAAAAAGTCTCCGACATTTACGACAAATACATTGCCCCTATTGTCAACAAGATCGGAGATGCTTGGGACTCCATTNAAGGGCTTTGGTCCGGCGACCCGACCAAGGAACCGGAAAAAAAGGCTGAGGGTGGTGTAATCCCTGGGTATGCCCCTGGGGTTGACTCTGTTCCTGCTCTTTTGTCGCCTGGTGAGGGAATCCTCAGGCCCGAGGTGGTCCGTAGGCTGGGCGTGCACACGATTAACGCGTGGAACAGGGCAGCCATGGCTGGGCGTTTGAGCAGCATTCCTCGATTTGCTACGGGCGGCGTTGTTGGGCAGACCAAGGCTGATCCTAACGCCGTCATCACGGTGCTCAGCGGCCCTGCGCTGGAATCCCCAGTGCCCGAGGTCGACAAGGAGCTTACGGCTCTGGAACGCGTCTATAAGGACACCACTAAAGAGATCGCCACCGACTGGTCTGCTCGCTCTGACGAGGTCTCTAACAAGACCAAGGGGTCGCTTACGAGTGTGACGGACACTACCAGGCGCTCAATGTCGGAGGTAGCGAACACGACCAGGCGCTCTATGACGGGGGTAACGGACGCGACCAGACGCTCTATGGCAGAGGTAACGAAGTCCACCAGGAGCGGTCTGGGGGACGTCCACAAGACGGCCGTGGACCGAATGTCCGCTTTCAAGAAGACCATTAGTAACGCCGCTGACGATGTCAAAAACAAGTGGTCTTCAATGATTTCGTCCATGAAGAAGGCCACTAAGGGCTTGGTCAACACCTCCTACTCTAAAGGCATTGTGGGGATTGTTTCCGAAATGGCTAGCCTGGCCGGTGTTCGGAATCCTATTAAACCGGTTTANCTGAACACTGGTGGNGTNCTTCCNGGGTATGAGCCTGGNGTGGACAAAATCCCTGCCATGCTTTCTCCCGGTGAGGCTGTTCTGCGCCCCGAGGTGGTTAGGGCACTCGGCGAGGACACCATTAACGCGTGGAATAGGGCAGCCATTCGTGGCGAAATCAGACGCTACGCTACCGGTGGTGTGGTTGACGGAGCCTCTTGGGTGCGGGCCAATAAGAACAAGCCCTTCAAGGGTTATGTTGACGCGTTCAAGGCAGCTTTCCGAGAGGTTATTGAACCGATCCTACGCAGTATTGGCGCTGGTCGATACGGGAGAATTGGGGCAGATGACGTCAGGGCTGGAAAGCCTTGGGCTATTAAGTGGCTCGGCCAAGTTGACAAAGCCGCCGATTCTGGTGGGAACGCTGCGAAGGTGATCGCTGTTGCCCGCAAGGAATACGCCATCGGCGTTTCCGGAAGACGTAACCGTTTTAACGCATTCAACGGAGAGCCTTGGTGCGCCGATTTCGTGTCTTGGGTTGTTGACAAGGCGCGTGCTAATAAGGCGTACTGGAATTCGCCTAGGGGTACTCCTCAGAATCGTTGGCCTGCTGTTAGGACGTGGGAGAACGTTTCTGCTAGGGCTGGCGACTATCGTTTCGGTGTTTCCGGGATCCGTCCTGGTGACATTGCCACCTACGGTGGCGGNGGGCAGCACATCAACATTGTTGAAAAAGTGTTCCCCGACGGTCGTTTCCAAACCATTGGTGGTAACGAGTCGAACCGTATCCGGCGTCAGATCAGGTCTACTGCTCGCGGATATGGTCGACCTCGTTGGAACCTGATCAAGGTTGCCTCTGGACCTTTTGCGGGCATGAACGTCACGGCGTGGCCTGGTAGCGGTGTCCACGAAGTTGGGACCCTAGGGGGCGGTGTGGATGACCGATTCTACGCCCGTGGCGGGATCGTTCGCGCTCCCACTAGGGCCGTCATCGGTGAGGCTGGTCCTGAGGCAATCATCCCGCTGACCGATAAACAGCGCACAGCAGAGATCCTTCAGGAACTTGGATTGCCCCACAAGTCGTTCAACTTCACGATTAACGCCGCTCCTAACGTTCCTACAGAGGAGACGATTAGGCGACAAATCAGCTACATCGAAACCATGTACGGGTAAGGGGGTTTTAAATGCCGATTCCGGTTGGGGTAGTTGAACCGATTACCCCAACCCCCGACATTCCCACTATTCCAGAACCGGAGTTTTGGAGCCGGTCAGTGATCACCTGGACCTCCGCAACGGGGGAATCGGTGGTCCTGACCGGCGACATTTCTGGTAACAATACCGGGGTAGTGGTCGAGCAGGGGGTGAAAGGGTTTGACGCACCACCCTACGAGTTGCAGCTAGAGGAATACCCGTCCCTAGACGGGTCGGTATTCCGAGGCGTAAGGGCAAGTACGAGAGAAATCATGCTGCCGCTGTTCCTGTGGGCGCCGGATCGAAGACGGCTACTAGATCTTAAGCGGAGAATACTTCGCCTATTCAACCCTCGGAAGGGTGAAGGGGTTTTAAGAGTTACCGAACATGACGGTTCTAGCCGGTTTATCAGATGTTTTTACGAATCCGGGATGGAAGGAGACGAACAGGACGCGGGCGGGTTCACGTGGACACGCTACGGCGTGGTCCTTAAGGCCAAAGATCCGTACTGGTATGGGGACAAAATCACCCTAACGTTCGACAGGTCGTCCCCTAATACAGTCAATTTCTATGACGGCCGAGGAGTTCGGAACGGAGAGAACATTATCACTCCGAGCCCGTTTCTCGGCTTGCATATTTCGTCCGATTACCCGCATGCGGCCGAGACCCTGGTGACGATTTCCGGTGATGTCGACACATGGCCAGTGTGGACCGTGACCAACTACAGGGGATCTCAGATCATCCTGTCCAACGTGTCCACGGGATCATCGTTTGTGCTCTCATACGAGTCAGATGATCCCTCTAAAGTCATCAGGATTGATACACGTCCTGGGCGTAAATGGGTCTATGAGGGGGTCATTCAGAACGGTCAGTTTATTCGGGAGAAGAACCTTTGGCCGTATCTGGAGGCTCGTGACCTGTGGCCTATCCCTGAGGGGGAAAGTCGAGCCACCGTGGAAATTAGGCCTATCGAAGGTACGCAGCCGGGAGGTGTTGTTGTGATGGAGTATGAGCCTAGATTCCTGGGGGCGTGATGGGAAGGTTTCTCGTAGAAGTAACCCAACTCATCACTCACGATGAGGACGGTAATCCTCTTAAGCGGCGCGACCAATATTGGGAGCGCATCGGAATGATCGACCAATATCTACGGTTGAACATCATTCTCCGGTTCAACGACGTTTCCACGTGGCGAATTCGGTGTATCCCTGGGACAGATCAGGCAAAGCTTCTAAAACCCGGTCGAGGTGTAGTCATCTGGTATGAAGGCATGGACGAGCCTCTTCTCTCCGGGCGACTCACAAGTATTGAACGCTATTGGGACGATTCCAACCGGGGACCAGGTTCGGTCGACTTCATCGGGCATTGTGACAACCAAGTGCTGGCCAATCACATTTGGACTCCTACGCCAGAGTGGCCTACGGGAAGCGGCTCATACACCGGTCGATTCGACAAGGACTACGATCAGCAAACGGATTACTCCTTTCGGAGAATGGTGTTGGAGATTTCTTCCCAACAATTCGGCCCACTTTCAGAAATGTTCAAATATGGGCAGACGTACCAGGGGCATGATGGGAGGACCTACCGTCGTGCCGGGGAAACCGAGGGATATAGAACCCTCCCCGGGTACGATCTCCCCACAACGACAGAGCCGGGGGTTCCGGGAGGACTGCCGCATGTGGACGAGTACCCTGTCGTATCGTTCAAGTCGCGGTTTGACAATATGTTGGAGGTTTTCAGGGAGAAGGCCGCTACCGCTGTCGACGAGAATGGGAATATTAAACCGTGCGGTTTCCGGTTCGTTTGGGATCCTGAGACTAAGAAGATCGCGCCGAAGGTTTTCTACCCCACCGCCATTGAGGATGCTCCAGAAAACACTTTCTCACCGGAGCTAGGAAACCTTATCAGATTCCAATACACGATTAAAGAGCCTGGACCGAACCGCGCCTTTTTCGCATTCGACGGAGAAGGCAAGGATCGGAACATCCATTTTTTCCCAACCACCAACTTCAATCCCGACACGGGTAGCGCACCGGTGTGGCCTCTGGACGAGTGGGGGACGTGGAAAGAGGAATTCGTAGACCGGCGTGACCAGCCTGCCCCTGCGAGCCTCACCGATCCTGATGAGAAAGCGGCAGCCGAAGCCGAGATCAAACAGGCGAAACTCGAGTTCTATGAGGCGTCCAAGCCGGTAGCTGCCCTATCAATGGAGGTCATCGACACCGAGTTTTTCAAGTTCGGCCGAGACTATTTCCTCGGCGACTATGTCCAGGTTGATATTGATGGGGAGATGGTCACCGATATTTTGCGCGAGGTCCACCTAGTGGAAGAGGAGGGGAGGTTCACGATCACTCCGACCGTAGGCACCGGTGACGCGTCAGAAACGCCGAAGATCTATCAGCAGGTACGCGCGATATCCAGCAGACTAGATGTGATTGGAAAGAGGCANAATGGCTGAAGATTCNAGATACTACCCNTTCACNGCCGGTGATGGGAGTACGGTCACNGAANGGGACTGGGGAGACATGGCATCCGATTGGAGTTTCCGAAGCGGTGTGAGAATGCCGTCCCCCCTATACGAGTCGAATCCGCTCAACGTGACCCAGCGGGATTCGAGCTCGGTCACTGTTTCCCCGGGAAGAGCTAAAATCGCCGGATACCATTACCGGCTGAACAGCAGCACTATTGTCAACATCCCTAATTTTGATTCCCCCGATAGGGAGCGCATCGACTATGTGGCTGTGACCGTGGACGCCACACAGCCAATTAACCCTGGGTCTCTCATTGAGATCAGGGTGAGGAAAGGTACCGAGTCTACGATAGGTAATGCTGCCGCTCCCCCTCACTATCAGCTGTGGGACTCGGTAACCGGCACCCCTGGGCTATGGGACCTTCCCCTTGCCCGCGTACGGTCGGTAGCTGGTGACCCAGTCTATGGCGAAGACAATGTTTCGATTATCGGATACGCGCCCGAAATTAAGAGCATCGAAGACGTTAGAACGTACATTAACGGAAACCAGATTATCGTCAATTCGGCAAACTACCCTAACCATATCCCTGATGGCCAGTTGATTTGGCGGTCCGATCTTCGACGGCTGGCAGTGTGGGACGGACAGCGGGGGGCTGCTGCTCCTATTGCACAGGTTGGGCCTGCAGAAGCTTTCACTCCTCGGGTTACCGGGTTGACGTCCGGGTACAACGCTGTTGGCCGGTACATGTACATCACGGACAAACTGGTTTGGGTTTCAGTGCAAATTACCGCCACTAAGAGGGTGACGNNAAACGGTNANGATGTTCGGGTTTATCTNCCGGTACGAGACNGGGGAGGTGTCCGAAACGCCATGCTGGCAGTACAGCATGGCAC